GGCTTCTACAGCACATTATCCATCGTCCAGAGTCTGATAATGAGATTGATACCAAGGCTCTTTTGTGGGATACTATTCGTGAAGCGATTCCGTTCATTGTAACGGGATCAGCCATTCAGCTCTTCCAAATTATCGACCAGATGACCTATAGCAATGTCATGTCTTGGTTCACCAACTTCTCTCGCTCAGAGCTTTTGGTTCAGTTCAGCTACTTCTCAGCGAATCCGAACAAGATTACCATGATTTTAATTGCGGTTGCGACATCAATTGGTGGGGTGGGAATCCCTCTCCTTACAGAGAACTATGTCAAGGGTGATTTCCGGGCTGCAGGTAAGCTGGTTCAAGATAATTTGACCATGCTAGTGGCCTTCTTGCTTCCAGCGACGATTGGAGCAGTAGCCATTGCGGAACCTCTCTATACGGTCTTTTACGGGAAACCAGATTCCCTGGCTTTGGGACTCTTTATCCTAGCGATGTTGCAAACGGTCATTCTAGGCTTGTATACGGTTCTCTCTCCAATGATCCAGGCTCTTTTCCAAAATCGGAAGGCCATTCTTTACTTTGGTTATGGAGTGTTGGTGAAACTGATTCTACAAGTACCTTTCATTTATCTCTTTAAAGCTTATGGTCCGCTTCTTTCTACTACGATTGGTCTTATGATTCCGATTGTCCTTATGTACAAGGAAATTCATCTGGTAACCCAATTTAATCGAAAGACTGTCTTTAAACGGAGCTTACTAACAGCTATTTTAACCTTGATCTTGTTATTAGTGGTTTTACTTTCAGCCTTTATCCTCGGCTTTGTCATCAAACCAAATGGTCGAGTGACAAGCATGGTCTATGTAGCTCTGATTGGTGGTGTGGGAATCGTCGTATACGGTGGCCTCGGTCTTCGTCTTCGTTTCTTAGATCGCTTCATTGGTAGCAAGGCAGCCAGTCTTCGAAATAAATTTCATATTTCATAACCAGTAGAGGTTGGGTCCGGTGCCCACCTCTTTTTCATTATAGTTTGAAGTTATAATTTAAAGATACGCAAAACCCTTGATACATAAGGGATTAACGTATCTCAAAGTGAAAAATATTCTCCTTTTTAGGAACTTTTGATATTTTTAAGTGCCGTTTCAAAGATTGACACGGCTTTTTTTGCACTCTCTTTTGAGAGGTGACTGTATGTATCCATTGTCATAGATAACGTGGAGTGTCCTAGTCGGTGCTGGAGTTCCTTGTATGGTATTCCAGCATTTAATAACAAACTAGCGTGAGTGTGTCGGAAACCGTGGAAACCAATATTAGGAACGTTTGCTCTTGTAAAATGTACCTTTAAATTGTATTCCAGCGAATTATAATTTAAATACTTTTTAATGAGATTTGAGAAAACGACAGTTTCAGTTTTACCAATCTTCCAAGCTTCTTGAATTTGTCGGTGCTTATATTGCTTGAGCATAGAAACTGTTTTAGGGTCAATATCAATTTCACGCTCACTAGCTTTTGATTTAGGACTATTGGTTTCCAGTTTATAATTTAGTGTCTTTGTGACGTGAACAACAGCATTATCTAGATCAATATCAGACCATTCCAGCGCCAATGCTTCATTAATACGGCAACCCGTAGCAAGCAGGAACTTGTAAAGAGTGACACAAAAGAGATTTTTAAATCTTGTTTGATCCAAGCTATCCAAGTATTCAAAGAATTGTTTTAATTCAGAATCTGTAAAATGCTTTATCTTTGTTTTACTCTTTTCTTTCTTTAGCTTTGGAACTAGTATATCTTTTGCAGGATTAAACGGTATCGCCTGTAATGAAGTTGCATACTGTAATATGCGCTTGTTGAAAGAATGGAGTTGCCCATATAGTTTAAACCCCCCATTGTTTTGGTTGTAATCCTTTGCCCATTTGTTGACTTGTTGTTGAATTATAGCAGGGGTCAACTTATCAAGTTTGTATGCACCAAAGGCTGGGCGCAGATGGTTTTCTAACTGTCCTTTAATAACGTTTCGTGAGTTTGGTTTGATCGTGGGTGCGTAAGTTTCCCACCAACTATCCATTAATTCACTGTATGTTTCAAATTGAGTAAAAGCGGTACGAGTTGCACCGTTCTTTTCAAATTCGAATTTTGCTTGTAATACCTTGTTTTTAATTTCTTTCTTGGTACGGGCTGAAATGGTTGTTTTAATCTTCTTACCCGTGATTGAATCAATGCCAAGATATACGCTAGTACGGTACACGGTTGTACCGTCTTTCTTTTTGTATTCTGTAATATTCATATCTACACCTCTTTAAATTCATCAGCAGGCAAGCAGTTGTTAAAAGAGTATTAGATATAGTGAATAGTTCTTTATTTACTTTTTGGAATTATTTTTGTTTCAAATCGTTTATCTAGTTCTAATTGATGGTCAAAGAGAGAAACTATTGTTCCTCTAAGTATGTTCATCAATTGTTCAATAGATTCTATTTCTGTCTCAGAATAATTGTTTTTTGAACAAATTTGAAGAGTAAGATCTTTCAAATTTTCATAATCATAACATGAATCTATTTCACGGGCAGTCGCTTTAATTTTTTCTGAAAGATCATGATTTCTAGCATATTCTTGAAGATCTTTGGGTATTTCTGAAATCATCTCAATAGTTTTACTGATATCAATGTCGGAAACGCCTAATAAATATGCCAAATCAACGTTGTATTCCTTGGCTATTTCCTCCCAAATCTTCATTTTTCTGGGAGATCTTTTGCCGTTTTCATAAGAAGATAGTTGGCCTGTTGACACTATAATTCCTTTATTCTCTAATTTTAATTTCAAATCGTTTAAAGAATCACCGTTTTGTTTTCTTATGGTTTTCAATCTATTTGTCATTCACTTCACCTTCCTAAACCGATTTTAACATTATAAGGAAAACATTTCAACTAAAATATTTTCAAAATGAGAGTAAAAACTATTGACATTTTCAAAGTGAAAGAATATAATTAAATTACTTTCAAAATGAGAGTAAGTGCCAGAAGGTATTTCATCTTGAAAGTAAATTTGGATAGAAAGGAAGTGAGCGAATGATTATCACTAAGGAAGTAGGGGAAAAAATAAAAATTAAAAGGGCTAAAAATAACTTGTCTAAAACAAGTGTTGCTAAAAAATTAGGAATTGCACGTAGCACCCTACTAAAAATAGAGAATGGAAACTACAATGCCCCAAAACGAATTTTTCAATCTGTTATGAATTGGCTTATTGAAGATTTATGAGTAATTGTTATAACAAAAAAAGCCTAAGCAGTCGGCAAACTCACTAGGCTTTGAACACAAACTAAAACAATAAATAACACGCAGGCAAGCAGTTGTTAAAGGAGTTTTAGCAAATATTTATACCTAGATTATAGCATATTTAGGACATTTTGACCATACGGAGAGCGCTAACTCTTTAAACTGATACTTTTTCACGCTTTCAATTTGGCGACTCTGAGCGTGGGAATTAGCTAGTATAGGAAACAACCATTAAAAAGCCCATCAAGGCAATTACACAAACACTGAAAAAGGAGTAAACACCATGGCAGAAACAACATACGAGAATTTAACTAGACGTATAGACAGAATTAGCGCAGAAATGCGAGAAATTAGCGAAAAAAATGGGGTAAGAAGACTTTCTTTATTGGTAAGTCAGACAAAGTCCATCAAAGAAGATTTGTCCCGTTTACTTTGGATTGAACTTCCTGAATTGAATGAAAGTCATAAAATCGAAGCCGTTTCTAAAAGCACTACAGGAATGTTTTTCCACGCAGGTATTTTTGAAATGGACGCAATGCGACAAGCGTTTTTCAAAAGGCAAGCTAAAACATTCTTTAAGACCGAAGAAGAGCAACAGGCGTATGTAGAACATGCTGAAAAGGAGTATTTAGAGGCTACTATAACCTTAAAAGATATTCTTTTTAACTCTAAAGATGGCACTCGAAAAGTAAGTAAAGACTGTCTTATAGAGAAGTTTGAGGAGGCGATGAAATGACACTAGACCTAGATAACATGACACAAGCAGAATTTGATAAACAAATGGCTGAAATCAAGGAGAGACACCCTAACCTCTTCCAGTTTATCTCTGATTTTGTAGATAGAAAAGTAAGCACCGTAGAGGTGGACGACTTCCTGAAGATGGGACGAAGCGACCAAGTGGACTACATCAAGAACTATAAAGCGAGGGCATAACATGAATGAACTAGATTTAAACAGCGTCCTAAAAATATATCCTAACCCTGAAGAAGTACCAGATAAGCCATATTTTACTAGGGTATTTTATCCCAGCCAATCAGAAAGAGCTATTAGACGGTGTAAAGGTATTTTATAACCAAGTACAAGAGGAGCAGAAGCGTCTAACCGTCCTTTTAAACGCTGATTTAGAGAGCTATAAGCCATTACTGAAAGGAGATAATGAATATGTTTAGCTTAAGTAAAGAAAGTGAACAAGAACTCAGTCAAGGAGTTCTAGAGTTAGTAAACAAGTACCTAGAGGCTCATTCTAAAGTAATTCCCCGTCAGCTTGGTTTGATGAGTGCAAAACAAGTAAGAGAAGAACTAGGGTTACAAGATGCAACATTGAAGCGTTGGGAGCTCGAGGGGGGGTTGAAAAAATATCAGCCACCTCTGGAGGACACACGGAAAACCTATTATAAGGTAAGTGATATCTTGATTTTTTTGGGGGCTGATAAATGAGAACGATAGAGATCACAGTTCACTCTGACAAGTTGACGGCATTGGACTTTCTCAAGGACAATCCTACTTTGGTACTGAAAAACGATAGCTATTTTAAATTCATTTATTATGAACCAATTGGAGCAGGATTAACAGATTTTCACGCTAAAGGGATAACTATAAGGCTGTATGACGATTCAAAGAAAAATACTCATTGGAGAGTTGTAAAAGGGAACACACCGCAATTTATGAACCCCGAACCCTTGGCAGTATTGCAGAAGTTAGAGGCAAGTAAATTAAACGAGGAAAGAAAAGGGCTAGCAATTGAACTGAATGGCTGGATATTCGATATTATCACGAACGGAATTTATACCAAAGATGAAACAGCTCTCTTTGTTAGGTTGCTGTTCCTGCATGGTTATAGTTTCGAGCAAGTCACACAGCTATTTTCTGCAATTGTGAAGCGTATTTCACTAGCAAAGTGCTTTCTGGAGCAAATGAAAATAACCTATAAGGGGGTGAGTATTTGAACAATGGCTACGATAATACACAACAATTGTTAAATCAAGGATTAACTGATCTTACCACGAAAAGAGAGACGGAACAGAATAGTTTAGCCCTCACACAAAAGGCTAAAGGAGATGGTTACGCTCCAACTCTTGATAATCTTCGGAAAATTCTTGAGCGTGATAATAGGCTAGCTGGTAAGCTAAAATACAATGAATTTACAAATGAAATAGATATCTCAAACTTTATTAACTTGAATGGTGCTACTCGCCTATATGGGGTTGCTGATGACGCTCTAATCAAAGAAATTCGCTTGTATATTGCTCAAAAGTATAAGATTGATTTTAAAAAGTCTGATATAGCTGACGTAATGGAAGTTGTAGCAAGATCAAATCAATACAACCCTTTAAAATCATTCCTGCTTAAATGCGAACAAGAATACACACGTTTAGCAGATCAAAAAGATCCGTTTGATATTCTACGATATTATTTAAACGTGAGAGATAATAAATACAACAGAATTATCTTTGATCTATTCTTTCGTGGAGCAGTTGCAAAGGTGTTTGAACCGAGTATAAAGTTTGATTTTGTACTTGATTTAACAGGCGAGCAGGGAGTAGGGAAAACACAGTTTTTCGAGCAGTTATTTACAGATCAATATTTTACAACCGTAGATACACTCACAGAAAAAGACGATAAAGCCCGAATGGTGCGGAATTGGTGCGTTTTTGATGATGAAATGGTGGCGACTAAAAAAGCTAGTTTTCAAGTCTTAAAGCGGTTTGTGACTGATAGGAAAATTGAGTTTCGCCCACCCTACGCAAGTTCAGATAGACGGTTGATGAAAAACTTTGTATTTGTGCGAGCTACTAATCAACCTGATTATTTGAATGATCTGACTGGAGAACGTAGGTTTTTAGTTGCTGAGGTATTCAAAGATAACTCTTACCGAGGTAGAAAGTGGACTGAAAAGGATCGTAGGGCGTTTTGGGGGGCTATGGTGAAGTCATGGAGGGCAAACAAAGCTCTAACCTTATCAGACGCTCAAGAAAGCCTTGTAAGCACCGTAAGAGAGCGGTATAAGGTCATAGATGATGAATTAGAGGCACTTGACAGGTACTTATCAACTCCATATCCTGAAAGAATGTACTTTGCTCCAATCACTGACAGTCTGAGAAGATTATATATCTATGAGATTATGAACAATGGAGCGTACTTAAATGGTCATGGTGAAGAAATCAAGTTAGATACTGCAAAATATGGCAAGTTAGTTCCCCGTAAAAAAATGTCAATCGCACTATTTTTTAAAGAGGTTTTTCTAATCGATAAGCCCACACCGCAACAAAATGCAAAGATACGGCTTGCAATGCGTTGTAAGCATACATGGGAATACAAGAGAAATATCAAGTTCGGAAGAACTCCGACCTCGGGTTTTCAGAAAGTAGGAGAATCAGAATGAGAGTAGAAAAATTAAAAAAATGTTCCTACCGCCCTAACTCTTTGAGAGAGTAAGAGTTTCGAACAGTTATCGTTCGTGTGGGAGGAATTGTTTAGAAAAAATTCTACCACCCTAACCCCTTGAGGCTCTATGGATAAAGGTTGATCGGTAGGAAAATAATAATATTTTTAATAATAATATTTATTAATGAATTAAATAGGTATTGTTGTTTATATAATATTTTTGTTGCTGAAATTTTTCCTACTTTCCTACCAAGTGCCTAAATCGTTGATATAACGGGCTAGAATTGGTAGGATACAACTCTACTCTTTTCCTCCCAAACAAACAGATCCTACCAATAGAGAAAACAAAAAAGAGGTAGTAAAAAATGCTTAATATACAAGAAAACCATTAATATCAAGATTTTTGAACTACCAAGATTATAAATAATACTTATATTTTATTAAAAGGAGCTATAAGGCCACGAGAGAAAACTATAACAAGTTGTATCGTGCTCCTCCTTACGAGGTAAGAGATAATTCAACAAACAACAACAAACGAAAATAAAGAAAATGAGGTAATATACATGGATTTAACATTATTAGAATATACAAAAACTGATCGATACAAAAAGATTTTAACTGACTACTTAGATGCACTTAAGAAACTCCAAGAGTTTGGGGAATGGTACACTACAGAAAGTAAAGTGCGAGAATTTACACAAGAAAAGACCAAAGAGCTGAAAGAAGCCTACAGTGCTTATCTCAAGGAACTGATTGATTCTTACAATAAAAAAATGCTAAAAATTGAAACTGATTTTAAAAATAACCGTGAGAAATATAAAGATCCACAAACTGAAATCTTAAACCGTCAAGACTTTGATATGAAACTCTCTCTTATGTCAGTTGGAGAAGTAGTGTCTATGCTTAAAGATCCAGTGAAAATCTTTACACGCTATGAACTAACTAAAATCCTAAGCACATATCCAGATAATGCTGATGTCATTGCTTATGTAAATGAACATATCGCAATTGATGAAGAAGGATATCAACGAGATCCAGAATATATCTCTCTTTTGACCAAACGTAATCTGCTGGAACGTTTAGGGTCTATGGGGATTGACATGTGCTATATCTTAGATGAAACTGATCCTAAAGGATATCAAACTAAAGATTTAAACTTAGCAGGTAAGAAGTGGGGAGCTTTGGAGTTAATGTATGAGATCCAATCAATGCAGGAGTTAATAAATTGAGCTTATCCCAAAAATGAAGAATAGCAAGAAATACTACAAACTGGGTATAAATGACACCGTAAAATAGGAATATAAACAATAGGCGGTCTCTTAGATCTTTAGATCTTTGGTGATCGCCTTAGTTTGTAAAAAAGAGGTGCAGAAAATGGATCTATCAAAGAGATTGAAACGACTGGAAACCCTACAGCGAGATAAAAACAAGCATACAACTATTGAGGTATGGCTGGGAGAGTGGGACGAAAAAGAAAATGAATATCCAAAAAGTTTAAGATCGCATGATAAGACAATAGTTTTTAAAAATGAGAATGAATTTAAAGAATGGATAAACTCAAATGACGTTATAAAAGTAACAGGAGAAGAATAATCTAAATTTTGAATTGATAGGAGGTGTTAAATATTACAAACTTGAAACCAAAACAAGAGTTGTTCTTGATAGCACTTGTGAGTGAGCCTACTATGGATAAGGCGATAGAAAGAGCAGGAATAACAAAGAAAACCGCTTATAGGTATTTGAAGAATAAAGATTTTTCTGCAGAATACTCACGATTAAGACAGGAAATGCTCAAACGTTCTACAAGTATGCTATTACAAGCGAGCGGGAGGGCTGTAGAGGTTTTGTATGAAGTAGCAGATAATACAAAAGCAAGCCCATACGCAAGGGTACAGGCTTGTAAAACGATTCTGGAGATGGCATACAAGGGCATGGAGATAGAAGATCTTAAAACACGTATAGAAGCTCTAGAACTTGAAATAAACAAAGGATATTAAAAACTGATTCTATGAGACAAAGCAAGTATAATAGACACTATCGAAAGTTTATAAACTACGCTAGAAAAGGTGATAGTCTCTGGTTGTCTGGGATAGCTAAAATTTAATAGCTTGTTTTAGTAGTCTAGGTTTGAACCACGAGCGAACCACGAGAAAATGATAAAATCTCATGTTGAATATGATGAGGTGATAAAACGGATCATAAAAATAACAATGACAAAGAACTAGCCAGAAATGTACTTAGTAAATACCGTTCATTTTGTAGAATAGCTGGGGTTGATTTTCTAACAGGTAATTTACTTGATAGTTGCACAGATCAACAAAATAAGCTCCAAAACATGGCTTTAATCGAGATAAACAAGATTAGAAAAGCTATCGAGGGTGTTTCATTGGCAACGGATAAACGTATTCTAGAAATGAGTTATATCGAGCAAAAAAGGTGTCTACTAGTGAACAGATGGTTAGGCTCTCTATCTCCAGCAGTAACTATCACAGGCGAAAAGCAAGAGCATTATTACAATTCGTAGAGAATTGGCAATCCATATCCCCCCACTAAAAATAAACGGGGTGTATCTTAACCCAGCACAAGGACGCACCCCTTTTCTGTACGAAAAATTCCCTTTTTGGAGAAACGAAAATCTATCAAAAATGATATAATTACACTGAGAAACACCATTACCTCTTCTATTTATCTTGTTGTGAAAGAAGGTTACAAATTGTTCGAGTTAAATAAAATCATAGGTATAGACGACAGTCGTAACAACATTCTAGTTACACTAACAGACGGACGTTGCGCTCTAGTTGATAAAGAGAGAAAAGGTTTTGTTGTTGAAATCCTTTTAGATTCTTTTTATAAGTGGATGAGCTTTTCGGATAACTACATTGAGGAAGATGTTGATAATGTAAAAAGTATTTTAGCTAACCCTCAAGGAGTTGGTTATGGTCCACTTGCTGAAAGCTATATATCCGACACGAAAGTGAAGCAAGAATTTGACAAAATAAAAAAAGAAATCGGCTATGAATATTAAGCACCTAGAGAAATCT